TACATTGAACGTGAACTCGTGTGGTATAGGTCACAATCCCTTTATGTACAAGACATTCCAGGTGAAACTCCGGTCATCTGGAAGCAAGTCGCATCATCTAGCGGCCGTATCAACTCCAATTATGGCTATCTTATTTTTTCAGAAGAAAATCATAATCAATATGAAAATGTAATGGTTGAGCTTTTGAAAAATCGTAATAGCAGACGAGCTGTTATGATCTATAATCGTCCTTCTATGCATCGCGATTATAAAGACGATGGAATGTCTGATTTCGTTTGTACGTATGCAAATACATTTCTCATTCGTAACGACAAACTCATCAGTCATTATCTGATGAGAAGTAACGATTGTGTTTTTGGTTATACGGCCGACGTACATTGGTCGAGATATGTGCAGAAAATGCTTGCTGAAGATCTAGATGTAGAAGTCGGTGATATCATCTGGACAGCAACGAATTTACACACGTACGAAAGACATTTTTCACATATTGAAAAGCTGATAGAAATAGAAAATAATGGCCAATAATTTAACAGACATATACGTCGGCGTAAAGAAGAATGATCCAAACAGAAATGTTAATGATCTATATCCTACTCCTCCTCTAGCTACGTATGTTCTTCATAAATACGGCAACTTGCCTCATCACATCGTTGAACCTTGTGCTGGTCGAGGAAACATTTCTATCGAACTGATTCGGAATGGATATTCTGTTGAGTCATATGACAAGTTCAAATACGATAACTCTTTGTGTGATATTACAACAGACCAAGACGTATTAACACTCGAAAAGCCATCATTAGCACAGGCTTTAGTAACCAATCCTCCATACCATAAAGACCTTCCTCGGCAAATAGCGCTAAAAGGTGCAACGGAGTATGACGTAACAGCCCTATTCGTAAGGCTTACGTTTTTAGAGGGTAAGAAACGCAAACAGTTATTTTCAGATCATCCCCCATCTGATATCATATTTCTAAGTGATAGAATTAGGTTTGATTCAAACATAATAGAACAGGTTGAGAGGAAAGATCAAATCGGTGGAATGATAGCGTACTGTTGGATAATATTTCGAAAAGATCATTGTGGTCCAACTCAATTACGTTGGGTTTCTTTAGAAGAAGAATATGATGAGTGGCGCAATGGCTATGATGCTTATCAACAAAACATACTGAGGAAATAGTAATGCAAAAAAATACATTAAAATGGGATCAGCGATATCTTAAACTAGCCCAGCAAATAGCACAATGGTCTCGTGACCCTTCCAGTAAAATTGGTGCTATTGCGGTTGGCTCAAAGGGTCAAGTTTTATCTCAAGGTTTTAACGGGTTTCCCCGAGGATTAGAAGATAGTCATAACCGCTTGGTTCATCGTGAGACGAAGTACAAGTTTACAGTTCACGCTGAAATGAATGTTATTTACAATGCGTCTTATAACGGTACTTCTCTTGATGGTTCTACCCTGTACGTGTATGGATTACCGATTTGTTCTGAGTGTGCAAAAGGAATCATCCAAGTAGGAATCAGACGTGTTGTTATGCCGACTCAAAATATTGATCCAAGATGGCTTGACTCGTGGATAGTGAGTAAAGAATTCTTCGAAGAAACCGCGGTTGAGTATGAATTTATTGATCTTTAACAAACAACTTAACAGTGTACTTTCTATAAATTTGTGATAAAATGATATAAAATATTAAGCATTTTATGTCGAAGTAGCATAAATAGTACCATTAAGTGACAGGTTATATTATGGGGTATATGAATGAGTAAGATTGCCATAATCATGGCACGTGGCATCGAAGGTTGTGGTGTTACAAAATATACAATCGAGCAGGTGAAATGGCTCAAATCCAACGGTTACGATACAAAGGTTTATGCTGCAAAAGACAAAAACTTTTCTCGTAAGAAATCTCATGATCTTGGGGTTGTTGATTTATTCAAATTTGAAGACGTAACCCAAGTCGATCGAATGATCGAAGAGTGCAATAATTCTGATTATATTTTTGTCAATTCTTTACCTTCTATCACTAATGGTAGAGGTAAAGGCTCCAGTTCAGGCGCAATCGATAACTGGATTAAAGCACTTAAGGCATTTAAGAAGCCAGTAATTCTTATCCAACACGATCATACTATATATTCAATTAAGAGAAACGCAGCATTAGATGAAGCGATTGATGCTGCTAATCTTATTTTTGTTCACTCTCGAACGAATGACTTTTCAGATTATGTAAAAGAAAAGAATAAGTCTAATTCGCTCATGTCTTTCTTCGGTGAAGAAGAAAGTACAAAAAAGATTCTTAGCTTTCAGCCCGGATTAGACTTTGATCTAAATAGAAAGCTTTATTGGAAAAACATTAGTCTTCAGGACGATAAACACCACAAGTGGATTGGTCGATGCACCTCTTGGAAGGGCTTCGACTTAATGTTTGCATGGCACAATGGTTATCTTGCACCAAACGGTTATTTAACAACGTTTGAGGGTATTGAAAAATCACCGGCATTTCTTGGATTTAAAGAAATCAGTGACTTTCACAATGCCATTTTAGAAAATCCAGAAGAAGCAGATTTATCTAATCAATATGGAGATAAAGCCACAGTGTTTGGTCCATATAAAAATGACGAACTACTTCATAGAATGTCAAGGTCTGGGTTTGGATATCAGTTGTCTGTTCTTAAACCAAGATATATCGAAAGATCGATTGAGTATACTCATTGTGAAGTTGCTTCGGTTGGAACAACGCCAGTCTTTCGAAAAGAATACGGAGATGTATGTATTCATCGCATAACTGGTGATCCTCTTTCTCAATCAAAAGATAATTTCACTGTTTGGCTATCAAAAGATAAAGCAAACATGGAAGAAGCAATAAATACAATCACATCTCTTCGAGATCCTATTAAGCGTGATGAATGGCGGGAAGGTGCCTTTGAGTTCTATAAAGCACATCAAGACTCAAGTCATGTATTTGCTGACCTTATGAAAAATGTGAAAGATAATCTATGACATTCACACATGCCTCGATAGTTCCTCTTATTGGAGGAGAAACAATAGGTGCCGAACGAGCATTTGGCCGCAGACCAGAGTTTATGATGTCATACAAAGCCTTTGCAGCCAATGATTCTCATATCGTACATCATTACAGCAATGATGTTCCGTACTACGTTTTAGATGACGGAGGAAATCCTCATACAAATGTAGATGTAATTTCTTCAGTTTGCCCATGCGCAGGACTCAGCCAACTATCTCACGGATTTGGTGATCACAACGAAAACAATAAGTGGCTTCGAATCACCACTGAGTATGTTCTAGGAGAACTAAAGCCAAAGGTTCTTTATGGTGAAAATGCTCCAGGCTTTGCCGGTAAGATTGGTGAAAACGTTCGCAATGAACTAAAGACGATTGGTAAGAAAAACGGATACACGATGTCGGTGTATCGTACCAAGACACTTCTTCATGGCGGCCCGCAAATTCGTGAACGATCATTCTATTTCTTTTGGAGAGGTTCAAGAGTACCTCTTTTTCACTACTATAATAGGCCATACACTCGTATTGAAGATGTTTTGTCAAATGTATCTTCAAATTTTCAGATGGAATGCATAAATAAGAATACTCCATCGAAGTGGGATCTGTATTACAAGTTTGTTCTTGATCATATTCATGGCGGCATCACTCATGCAGAGTTCTCAAAGATAGTTGAACCTCAGAACGTACGCAACTCAGATATCTTCTCATATATTGAACGTGCCGGATATGACTACAAACAAGTAGGTAAGTGGATGGCAGAGCAAGGTTACGAAAAAGAAGTCGCTAAATGTGACTATCGTTATGAAAAGCTCAAGAATGGTGGAAACATCATGCGGCGTGGTAGTATCATTCCTAAGAATTATATCGGTGCATTTGTTGGTCATTATCCAACGATGTTGACTCATCCTGTAGAAGATCGTTACATCACGTATCGTGAAGCAATGACGATTATGGGACTTCCTTCTGACTTCGAGTTATTGAACCCAAAGAAGAGCGCAAACCACATTTGTCAAAATGTTCCGGTTCAAACTGCAACCGATATTGCTACAGAAGTACTTGAATACTTAAATGGTAATCGAGTTATGATTGACACCGATTATATTTTGCAGTATAATCATACTCAAAAAGCAGAGTATGTAACGAAACAAAACACATTAGAAAGCTTTATATAATTGACAAATTTTCATTTAATTTTAGACTTTGAAACTTTAGGACAAGATGTATTCGAAATTCCAATCTTAGATTGTTCGTATGTAGTATTTGATTGGGACCGATTCACATCAGATAATCCATATACACTAAAGGAAATAGTTTCTTTAGCGAAAAAAGATAAACTTGATATGAAAGCTCAAGTGAAAGAATACGGTGCAAAGTATAATCAACGCGACGTTGATTGGTGGATGAGTCAATCAACAGAAGCCAAAAGAGTGCTTAAGCCAAGTTCATCAGATATATCTGTAACTCAGTTTATAGATAACTTTATTCAATACACAAAGAATTCTGGAAAAATTAACTATTGGTGGAGTCGATCAAATACTTTTGATCCCATTATTCTTGCTCGTTATGCGAAAGCAGTTGGTCGCAAAGATGAAATAGAATCAGTACTTAAATTCTGGGCAGTACGGGATACTCGAACTTGGATTGATGCTAAACTTGGTTTTCCCAAAGAAAATGGATTTATTCCATTGAAAGACACTGAATATTGGAATGAAACATTTGTAAAACATGATAGTCGTTACGATATTGCCGCCGATATTCTTCGGTTTCAGACGA